GAATTCGTCTTACCGAACGAGCGAACTGCACATCCTGCTCCGTCAACGTCGCCTTCGCATTCACATCACGCTCGAACCCGAGATACGCCTTCGGAACCTTAATCCCGGCGAACAACTTATTCTGGAAGAACTCGATGTCACCCAACTGCCCGAGGTTCGTCTGTCCTTGCAACACCTTGACATCAGCTTTCCCGTTCGACCGAACTCCAACAAACAGGTCTTCCTCCATCGACAGCGGGTTGAACTTCAGGTCCATCTTGCCCGTTACGGGGTCAATCGTTCTCCGCTTCTTCATCATATCTTTCACCTTGTTCAGGTATTCAATCGTCGGCTCGCCAGGCTCTATTCCATCAACGTCGACGAGGAACCCGTATCGTTGCGGAGCGCGGGTCAGTCTGGCAATCACGAGCGCGTCCTCCATCATGGACAACTGCTTGAACACCTTCCGCACCGGGGCGAGAATCGAACCATCCACACCGTACTTCGACTTACGGTTACGCTTCAGCTTGAAATGCAGAACCTGCCACTCCCTCAACCGCGCTACTACGGCCCCGGTATCGGGCCTAACCTGCTCGAACGGGAACTCCGGGTCGTATCGACCATACTTGTCGGTCTTGACATTCATTTCCGACGCATCGAGGTTCTTCAGTCTATGCACTTCCATGTCTTCATGAACAACAACTTCTTCAAAGTTATCACCGTACTTCGCGAGCGCCCTGGCTATCGACCAGGTCTCGGTATCGAGGGCAAGTCTGTCACGAACATCGCTGAGAATCTCGACAACCAGTTCGTCATTAGACACAATCTCCACAACTTTATCATCACTAGAGTCGCCCTTCGTCGCATTATCGGCATATACGTCAAGCGCGGAGTTCAGCACCGGGTCTTCTGCATCCATCAGGTCGAAATCCCTGTACTTCGCTCTGCGCGTCTGTTCCAAACTAACCGCTTCTTCATACCACTCCCAGGCTCCCTGCACCATCGGTCCAGCTACTTCATTAGCGGTCTTCCTCGTCTCAGTCGAGGAGTCGGTCTCGGGAGACTGTTCGTAACCAACCATCCTCTGCAACGTCGTCGTTATACGGTCTACAATCTGTTCAGCTAATCTTCGTCTTTCAGCCATGCCCTGCCCTCCCTTCATCCACTCTTCTCCTTACTATACTATTCAGTCGCGGCACAATACCATACTTTATTTCGTTCTGTCGCGCCGTTTCTCCGCACCTTCTTTCAACAAGTTCACAACAAACGTCTCCAGTCCTACCTCATTCTTGTTCTCCAGTAGTCGCTTCATGGCAAAACTGTATACACCTTCATCCTCAAGCGTGTCGAGCATGGACTCGTTCTTCACCAGACGTTCGTCCTCGGACTTCCGGGCCAGGCTCGCGACTCGGAACACCTTATCAAGCGACCTAACCACATAACTCAGTTCGCCCGGATACCCCAACATCTCCAGCACTACATACGTCAGGTCTATCGAGTTGTCGTAGTCCCGATTCTTCTGGGCATAGGTCTTCTTACCGGCTTCAACCACGGCCTCGAACTGCTTATCACGTTCTTCGTTGTAGTCAACCATCTTCATCCTCCTACCTTATAATCGGAATACCGAGTTCGTCCTCCGGTGCATAAACCATGCCTCTGGTCGGCGGCGGTGCAGGCACTCTCGGAACCTCGGACACACAGTGATAACAGACACCAGCCACGGCATCACTTACGTCCTTCGTACCCTTCGGCGGATGGTCTACTTTCCCCGTCTTCTCATTCTTCTCCAATCTAATCGTCTCGTTATACACGACTTCGCTGTAATACGCCACCCAACGGTCTTCGTTAATCGCATCCTTATACGCCTGATACACTTCGGGGTTGGTGTCAACACTCAGATACCCGGCGTCAATCCCACTTCGTTTCAACTGCTGTTCACTGTCTTTCGACTGATACTGGTCGAACGTCACCTTCTTGATTCGATACCCGTACGACCGCAGTTCATACACCAGTTGACGCAGACCGGCAATCTCAATCTCGCCCTCATGCGGAGCCTCGACCCTGAGCATCAGGTCCATCCCAATCACGGGCATCCTCATCACATACTCTTCTCCGTCCTCGTTCCTGCGGGTCACTTCAACATAATCGAGAACATGACCCATCGCCATACCAGCGAACGTGGCTGTCCCCAAGTCGATGTGTATGAACCTCGGCCTTGCCTTCTCCTGTGCAAGTCTACGTTGCAACTCGGCCTTTATCTTCGGGTCGGTTTCTTCCTCTATCTGTTTCTTCAGCTTCGGTATCAGCAACTTCGTCGGGTCGAGTGTTACACCATCTTGCAGGTTCGTCGTCTCTGCCGTGAACGGATGCTCCAGCCCGAACCGTTCGCCCTTCTGCATAGCCTCATAAACTTTCCAACGATGCACGATGAACGGGCGAATCGTGAGCGTCGGTCTACCGGCAAAATCACGAATTGCGGCATCTATGTCCTTCTCGAAGTCACGCTTATACTCCGTCGGGACAGACAGAACTTCAACACCTTCTTCACGGATACGATTAGCCTCTTCCTCATCTTCTATAATCTTCGACCTCGTCAAGTTGTCGCCCAAACTAACCCAGAACCAAGTTCCGCTAAAGCGCTCCTTCGGCAACGTATCCCACTGCGCATAACGGCGGACAAAAATATGCGGGTCTTCCTTCGCTTCTTCAATCCGGCGCTCCGTGTAGTCCTCGGGGTACTTACTGGACGAAATCTGTAGCAGAATCCCTGGCAGTTTCCCCTTCTGCAAATACCTGGACTTCATCCGGCGAATCAGGGCTTCCTGCAACGTCACGGCCTTATCATAGACCCCACCCTTCCGTCCGGCACCACGTTTCGAGTTCTCCACGACCTCCATGAAGTTCACTTCGTCCATGACCCCGCCAAATACATTATACCCGATGACCGACGTCTCCTCCGACGCTACGGGGAACACCCAGACGTGGTTCGGCAACCTCAGTTCAGACCGGATATTCGGCTCAATCGGGAACATGGACTCGAAATACGGGCTATTCACCAACTTCGACCGAATCCCGTGATACACGACCTTCTCCGCGTTCCGTTTCGACACACTGACGTTGATGAAGGCAATCACCGAACCGTCCATCAGGCCATACACCTTCTGCGGGTTTCGGAAGCAACTGACTTCATAGATCATTCTCGCCATCGCTATTTCGGCAAACGTACTGTTGTGCGTTGCAATAAATGTCGTACCAAACAAGAACAAATGCGAAGGCGAGTCCACCTCGATACACCGAACAGGTACACTTTCTACAGGAGTAACCTCTATTACGTATCGCCTCTTGTTACGAGAACCCTGTTTTCCGGGTCTTCGTTGTCTACTTAACTTCCTGCCCAAACAAAATACAGGCATATCAGGCGTGAACCTTACTCTGTACTTTTCTCCGTAGTACCTACTTTTTATCGTTGCCCTTCCAGTACTAAGCACAGGCTTGTGTCCTAGACTAGCAACCAACTCATAGACTCCTTCTGCCAAATCTTTATTCATAGTCGTAAACTCTGCTCTACCACCAATTTCTATGTTCCCATCAGTGTCCATCAAACCACAAAGCAATTCAGTTCTTTGTGCAATACTACCTCGAAGGTACTCAATCGGAATATGCTTGTTGCCTAGAACACCAAGTTCACGCAATTGTGCTTTCAAACCAAATATGGTAAACCGACCTTCCGTTGCCTTCTGCTCTTTAACTTCATAACCACATTCCCTAATCTTCTCTACAATTTCTGAATCATAGCATGTTATTACGCCATCGTCTGCTGTTCCATCGCCAAGCCAAACACCTAATACGTACGGAGGTACTATAAATTCTTGCTCGGGCAAGTCGATAGGCTTAGCCAATTCTATTGCCCAGTTCTTCATTCTACCATGCAGTAAAGACTTAGCCATTTCTTCAGTCGTAACAATTTTCTGTAACACATCTGTACCATACTTAGAAGCCTTCGCTCTGTCTTTCCATTCGGATACTAACCACTGGTGCTCAGCATCGGCAATAACAGTCTCACCATCCGAAAACTTTACCCTGTAGCAAGTACGATTATACTGAACTTCCGAAGCTTTGATTACCATACACGGTTTACCTGTGTCACTCAGTACATAATCACCCACCGCTATATCTTTCATCGTAGTCCAACCTGTCGGTGTCGGTATTCTTGTCTCTAAACCCAAGGCTTTTCCCCAACCGATACTCCCGGTCAGGATAGCCTCAACGTACTCACCCTCGAACAACTCCTCCAGGTCATCCAGGATACACGGATACACCTGCCCCTTCAAGCCCAGGTACTGCGGGTCTTCAACGAACTTCCTCACACTCACAGGCCAGTGACGATACGTGTACCCCATCAAGTCTTGCAGGACTTCAAACTCATACCCCTGATGCTCCTTCAGCACGGCCTTCAGTAATTCCACGTCATCACGACTGAAGTTCTTCGTCAGTTCATCCAACATCGCTTCTATTCTATTATCTTTCAGCATTGATTCGGTCAACATCGTCTTCACCCTCAGTCAAGCAATACTTGTCGCGCTTCCTGCCTACCCTCTTCGGTGAAACTCAGGCCCACGACTTCATACCGGTCATTCACCTGCATCGACACCAGCCATCTACGTCTACAATTCATACACACGAGCTTCTTTGTCCCGGCTCTCGTCTTCTCCACCACCATCTGCGCCCCACAACAGGGCAACCTGACTTCCATCGTGCCCATCTTCATCACTCTTTCAGTGGCATTACCACACGCACTACTTCTCGCAGACCATCAACATCACCTACAGGCTGACTACCCTCGACCACTCTGTACTTCGCCCGAATCTGGTCATGCACGACGACAAACGGTTCGCGAGTCTTCGACATATCGACTCCGTACTTCTCCTTCACCAGACCAAAAATCTGTTCTGCCGTCATATCGGTATCCGGGTCCACATCCAGCTTGCCCGACATCGTGACTATCACCGGAATCTTAGACTTTTCGCTCACCACGTTTTCCCCCTTTCGGCTTCCTGACTTCAATCACTACCGCTCGCACAACGGCATACAACACAAAGGCCAGGCACACTCCTATCAATGCGACGAACACGAACTTCGTCACTACCCAGCCTACAGCAACCATCGTTTCCCCAATTTCTACAAGTCTATCAACCGTCATCCTACAGCACTCCCCTCATGTTTTCAATCGTATTCCTTGCGGCAATCCTGACAATCAGATCAGTCACGTACTTCTGATGCGCGTCGAGCGTCTTGAATCTACTGTCCATCATGAACGTCGACTTCTTCG